TGATAATTCCAAAAGAATTACAATTTACTGCTGAGAGAATCATGAAGTCTCCTCAAAGAGTCGGAACTGCTGATAACGATATCAATGCAATCGCTAATATGGGTATGGTTCCAGAAGGCTACAGAGTTAATAACTTCTTAGCTGACACAGATTCATATTTCCTTATTACTGATGCACCTAACGGTTTTAAACACTTCATTAGAAGTCCAATTAAAACTGCTATGGAAGGTGATTTCGATACAGGAAATGTAAGATTTAAAGCTAGAGAAAGATACTCTTTTGGATTCTCTGATCCAAGATGTGTTTTTGGTAACGGAAATCTACCAACTAGTTAATAGTAATTAAACTTACTAACTAAAAAGGGGCGGAGTTTACTCTGCCCCTTTTTTTATGTATAATCAAAACACTAGATAAACTAACTTTGTAAACTGGCTAGTCAGACGGTATAGAGATTACAAAGTTTAAAGCTATACAAAGGAGAAACTATTATGGCAAATACTACTTTTTCTGGACCGGTAAGATCACAAAACGGTTTTCAATCTATTGGCCCAGGATCAACTGTTGATTTAACTTTAGCAACTGATTTAACTGTTGCAGCTCATGCAGGAAGAGTTGTTACAATGGATCCAGCTGGAACACCAACTGCGATTACGTTACCAACTATTAATGCAACTGCAAATGGCGGAACTGCTGGAGACACAGATCCAAATAATCCAAACACTGTTGGAACTACTTTTGAAATTTTCTTTAAAGATAATTTTACAGGTTCAATTGCAACTGACGGAACTGATAAGTTTGTAGGTTCAGTTATGATTGGTGTTGATAATGGTGCAAAAAAAGCTTTTGTACCAGCAGCATCAAACGACACAATAAATCTTTTAGGTGAAGCTGGATCTGGAAATGCTACTAAAGGTGGTTTAGCAGGTTCTAGAATTAAATTTACTGCAATTGCTGACAATCAATATATGGTTGAAGGTTTACTAATTGGTGATGGCACAATTGCTACACCATTTGCAGACAGTTAATAATAAACTAGTGGCTCCTTCGGGAGCCACAAACTAGAGGAGAAGATTTATGGGTGGAGGAAGTTTCACATCAGATCAGTCGGTAGCACATGCTACAGCCACAGCACAAATGGTTCCTACAACTAGAAGAGCTAGAGTTACTTCTATTCAAGGAAAAGGAAATGCAAGTGGTTCTATTATTTTAAGAACAGGTGGAGCAACAGGAGACATTGTTGCTACATATTTATTTGGAACAGAAGGATTGTCTGAATACGTACCAGGTTCTGGAATTTTATTTGTAGAAGGTGTTCATGCAACCATTGCAGGAACTGCTGGAGTAACTATTACATTTACGTAAGATGGATTACTACGCTGATTTAGGATTAGAGATAGAATCTTTTGCGAAAGGTGGTATGCCTGCTCGTAATAAGAAAAACTATCGTAGTACTAAATCAGGTGCAGGAATGACTAGAGCCGGTGTCAAGGCTTACAGAAAACTTAACCCTGGATCTAAATTAAAAACAGCAGTTACAGGTAAAGTTAAAAAAGGCAGTAAAGCTTCTAAACGTAGAAAATCTTATTGTGCAAGAAGTGCAGGACAAATGAGAATGCATAACGTTAATTGCAGTAAAACTCCAGATAAGAGAATATGCGCTGCAAGAAGACGTTGGAAGTGCTAGAAAAAGCGTACTGGTTATTTCTAGACTTTATTGTCTATGTTATACTTTGGCTGTTATTTATTTTATTATTATTAGGGGTTTTAATTAAAACAATGATTGATCGTTTTATATATAGGTTTTGTGGTATATTGGATAATGCAACTTCTTGGATAGACAAATTATTTGCGCCAAGATGTAAATGTAAAAAGAATAAACAAAGGAGACAAATATGATAGATAAAATCAAAAGCAAAGTTGCTCATTATTGGTCAGATCACAAGATAGAATGTCTTGTATTTGCAGTTTTAGTTGTAGCAATAATTATTAAATAATTTATTTTAGGTTTTTTATGGAGTATCAGAGGATGAACTATTATTTTACAGGTGCTTTGATTGTAGCTTTTGTATTAATAGCTCTTTTTTTACAACCAGGATACATACCTAGATGAGTAACAAACCATTAAACATCGGGGAAGAGGCAAAAGTTCAGATGCCTATGAAGACGGTTGCTAGCCTAATCGTTCTCGTCGCAATGGGTGTACTTGGGTATACAGAGCTAACTTCAAGATTAGTATCTCTGGAGACATCAAGAGAATTATTTCAAAATGATTTGTTAAAGAAATCAGAACAAGTCCCCGTTGACCAAGAGCAAATATTTTTAATTGAGGATCTTTATAAATCTGTAGAGAAAATGGAACAGACTCAAGAAATGAACATGACTAACAAAGTTAATATAGAATTTTTAAGAGAACAGTTAGATAAAGCATTAGCTGATATTGAAGAATTAAAAGACAAAGTTAGAGCAAACGGAGGTCATTAATGGAGTTGATTGTAGCCCTACTTATGATTGTAAACGGAGAGATCAAAGAACATAGAATTCAAATTGATCCTCAATCAGGTAAACCCTCAATGTCAATGTGCTTAAAAGGAAAGCGGGTTGCAATGAGATCAAATAAAAATAACAATGTTGTTTACCAGTGTATAAAGTCGATGGCCGAACTTGAGTCGAACGTAGACGGATCAAAATCAATTAAAAAATTAATATTGGAGTAATAATGGAATTAACACGTAATTTTAGTTTACAAGAATTAATTAAATCAGATACAGCAATTAGGTTAGATATAAATAATAATCCTAATTCTGGTCAGATAGAAAAATTAAAAGCATTATGTGAAAATATACTGCAACCGGTACGTGACCACTTCGGCAGAGTAAAGGTAACGTCAGGGTTCCGTAGCGAGCAGCTTTGCTTAAAAATAGGCAGCTCGATTAATAGCCAACATGCAAAAGCTGAGGCCGCAGACTTCGAATGTATGGGAACAGACAACGCTGAGTTAGCTGACTGGATTCATAAGAACCTTCCGTATGACCAGCTGATTTTGGAATTCTACACTCCAGGTGAACCTAACAGCGGGTGGATTCATTGCAGTTACATATCTGATCAACCTAGAAAACAGTTCTTGCATGCATACAAATCTGAGGGTAAAACAAAGTATAAACCAATAATAGGAAAGGCTAAGGATTTAGTATGACAATAGGAAGATCTCAAATATCACAACAAATAGATGGCAAATTAGGTGACCCAAAAAAGACAAAAAAAGAAAAAAAGAAGCTTCAAGTTAAAAAATCCAATAAAAAAAATCCTCTCGCTAGGACATTTACTGTTTAGACCAAAAGTGATACAATCAAAAAGATTGTACAACAGAAAAAGGCTTAAACACTATGACAAAACTATGTGCTAGAGGCAAAGCGGCCGCAAAAAGAAAATTTAAAGTTTACCCGTCTGCATATGCGAATGCATACGCTAGTAAAATATGTGCGGGAAAAATAAAAGATCCATCAGGTAAGAAAAGAAAAGATTGGGGACCTAAAAAAGCAAGCAAAGGTGCTTACATCGGTTCTTACATGAAAAGTGAAATTGCTGGAGAACCAGTATCTAATGAAAGTTTAGTTTCATATTATGGAGACATGATAGATGTCGAGTAGAGGTACTTGTTGGGAAGGTTATGTTCAAAAGGGCATGAAGAAAAAAGGTGGGAGAATGGTTCCTAACTGTGTTCCTGCCGGTGGCATGAAAGAAGGTGGCCTTAAAAAATGGTTTAATGAAAAATGGGTTGATATAGGCTCAAAGAAAAAAGGCGGAGGATACAAAGAATGTGGAAGAAAATCTGCGAGTGATTCAAAAAGAAAATATCCAAAGTGTGTCCCTGCTGCAAAAGCCGCAAGGATGACAGACTCTCAGAAGAAGAGTGCTGTTGCAAGAAAACGATCTGCTGGTAATACAGGACCTAAACCAACTAATGTAAAAACAATTGCTAAAGCAAATATGGGTGGCATGGCAGATTATTATAGAGGTATAGTT